TTTAAGACGTAACGCGGTGCGAATATATTGTTCTTTGAATGAATCAACACATTTTGACTGAGCAACAATAGATCCAAAATGTACTTTAATCAGCTGATCACCTGCCATTGGCATCCACTCTGTATAGTAGTACTGCTCTTTGTCAGGAGATAGTGACATAATATTCAGTAACAAGGGAAACTCAATAAAGACTTGTATCTCGTCATGACCTCTTGCTAATCCAACAATCTCATCGCCATTCATCAGCTTGAAATGTCGAATGTCAATATCGTTTAATGTTAATTCTTCTTCCTGCATTATATATCTACCTCATATATCTTGTATTTAAATTTTTCTTTGCCGTAGATCTTCATGCGTTCTGCCGCATGAAGAAGGGTATAGTTCTTACGAGATTTCCAATGTAGATCATCTGCAAGATCATATAGTTTAGTCGCTTGGCCATTATCAGACTTCCTTAAACCACGGCCGATCGATTGTAAAACTTTGATCTGTGATTTAGAAGGACTTGCAAAGATAACATTATGCAAGTTTCTAATATTGACACCAGTACTGAATGTTCCAAGTGATGCTACAATAATTGCATTCTTTTGAGTTTCAGTAATCTTTCTAATATCTTCCCGTACGTCTGCACCCGTCTCACCTGACACATAGAATATTTGTCTGCGAGCATGTGCTTTCTTCTTAATCATATCATATAAAGGTTTACCATGCTTCTCAACATATTGGAACAATACTAATGTATTACCATCTTGATCTAAAGCTAGGTTAGTGATAAAGCTATTACGTTTTTCATATGAAACGATATAGTCCATCTCCTCTTGATATTTCTTTTTACCCCATACTTTGCGTATCTCATCTGGATACTTAAGCAAAATCATAGAGATCTCTAATTCTGATAATGCACCAGAATCCATTAGTGTTTTAGTCGTAGTTACATAACGTGCTGGACCAAAATGTCCTTCTAGTACAAGCTTATGTGTCTGTGTTCCATCTAATGTTCCTGTAGTACCAAACCTGTATTCAGCATCACGCATTTTAGACAATATTGATATAAGTGACTTAGCTTTAAAGTTATGTGCTTCATCACCAATCACTGCACCAAATTGGCTAAACCAATCTGGCCCAAGCTTATATATCGATTGCCAGGTAGATACAATAATACGTTCATTCTCTGCAAATTTAGGTCTACCAGAATATATTCTATGTATAGTAGATTCATGATCAAATGTATCATCGTATTGGCTGTAGTCACCAAAGTCAGTATACATCTGGTTAACTAACGATGTAGTAGGCACAACAATTAATACTTTGTTTTCATATCTCTCTAAGAACCATCTGATAATAAGATATATGATAAGAGACTTACCAGATGCAGTAGGAGATATTAATAGCGCGCGTTTTTTAGATAATGCATGATGTACAGCTTCTAGTTGATAATCACGTGGCTCAATTGCTTTACCATTAGATGATAATGTTAAACCATCTATCCATGACATATCAACAACTGAGTCAGTACTTGGCACACCATAATAACCATCATGTTCAATTTCAATATGATAATCTCTGCCTGGAGTACTGGCAAATTCTTGTAGATATGCAAACAAACCGCCAGGTAATTCACCTACACGTACATCGAATAAACGTATCTTGCCATCCCACATTTTGTTTTTATATGCCGGCATAAACTTATAGCCAGGCACAAAGAATGTAAAGAAGTCAGATATTTCATTCATAATACCTGGATCTGTTGTTATTGTAAGAAATGCGTGATTCTTTTTCTTCACGCTAATAGTCTCAGACATTATGCACCTGATTCAAATCGCCGCCAATCAATAGCGTTTTTGATACTAGAATGTCTCCATCGAATGTTGTTAATGATTTCTTCAAGGGTTTCCTTGATAGTCTTAATGTATTCAATACGTGCTTCTGCTTCTTGAATGTGAGGATCAGAATTATAATAATAATCCATTTCGCCTTTAAGAACCTTAAGCCCATTTAATGCATCATACTCCCACCCAAGTTCATCAATCTGATCTTTAGTGAGTTTACCATTATACCAAAGCCACTTCTTCTTAAGAAGGACTTTGAATTCCATATCTTTACGCTTCAATTGAAGCTTGGTTGTTGTTAAGAGTTCTAAGTACTTAGCATGCAATTTAGCAGAATCTATAGATGCCTGATCTAAACGAAGTTCATCGATCTTTGAATCTTCTTTCCACATTTCTAAGATTTTTTCAATATTCATCATTATAATCACCTTATCATATTATCAATATTATTTATACTAGGTCACCATTGGCTTAAATTTAAAGTAAGAGTACTGAAATGTAACACTGGCTGTAAGATATTCTACATCGGTTGTTGTAGCATCAAATGGCAGCGAGCTTAAGTTGATTGGATAAGCATCTACAAATTGTATTTCATTAGATACGTTGTTATGGCTATTTAGAATTTGTAATGTAACATCACGTTCTTTTCTAACACCATAGTCATCTTCAGTTACAAGACCAAGGATCCAATCATGGATTTCTTTATAGTTGTGCATATTCTCGTCAACAAGGAATGTTAAGTCAAATGGGTTATATTCAACTTTATCAGGTGCCATTCCAATATTTCTCATTGGGGTATTAAGTACTGCAGCCGAGACGCTCATATCTGGTAATGCAATTGTTTGAACAGTATACTGAGCATTTGGATATTTTTGAGAATCAATGACTAGTCTAAACCCAGATGGAGTTATATAGGACAGATTCTCTACAAGCGTTGTGGTTGCTTGTTCTGAGAAATTAATATTTGGTTGATATGGCATTTAATCCTCCACGTTATATACCTATTTATAACGAAAAAAGGGCAGCCTTTCGGCTGCCCCCTCTAATCGTTATGGAGAAGGTTTTAGCCTTCGCCTAGAATGTTGTCTACCTTAAAGATACGGTAGTATTGGTTCGAACGATCTGCACCAGTATCGTTACCAGCAGTTGCACCAACGAATGGGTTAGCAACCATGCCGTAACGAGTTTTGAAGCCGATTTTCGGTTGGAAAGAATTCTCACCAACTGCACGGACCATTGTCAACGGTACATATGGACAGTAGAACAAGCCTGCGTCATATGCGTTTGTACCTTTATAGCCCATGTTAACATAGTTAACAGCAGCATATGGATCGATGTACACTTTCATGCCACCAGCCAAAGTACCAGCAAATGTGTTACCAGCATCGTCAATGTTCAAGTTTGCATTCGCAGCAAGAGCTGGAGTGTAATCTAGCATACCTGATGCAGATAGTGCAGCAGCTACGTCAGATGAACAGATGATGAAGTTACCTTTACCGCGACGTGTTTCTTTCGCGATAACATTAGCTTCACGTTGAATTTGTACAAGCAATCCTTTGTACTTCTCTACAGACCAACGACCGTCAGCATCTGTATCCAAGTCAAAAGTACCACCAGTTGTTAGGTCAGCTTGTTGCGCACCCAATTTAGCTTTCATGTTGATTGTACGGATAACTTCACGGTTGATTTCAGCAAGAATTTCAGCAGACAAGATGTTTGCTAGTTCTGCTTCTGCATCAAGACCATGCACAGCTTTAAGATCTTGTGCAAGTTCCATTGTGTACTCAGCTTTCAAAGCACGAGACTTTGCAGTCACAGTTGCTTTTTCAATTGAGAACGCCATTTCTGGGAATGCATTCGAACCTGAATCACCAAGTGCTTCAGCAGTTGCTGTAGCCATGGCTGTACCTGGAGCATATTCTGCAACTGTATCAGCGTCGTTACCAGCTGAACCACCAGAAGCTGGATCGTCACCAGCGAAAGGATCGTTGTTGCCAGCATCTGCAGAACCAGTATCACCAGATGCAGCACCAGAGAATGCAGTGTCTGCTTCTGCGAACAATGCTTCTGTACCATTTTGTGCAGTATAACGTGACTTCATTGCGAAGATCAAGCCAGTTGGACCAGTCATTGGCTGTACACCAGCAATATCGTATGCCATCAAGTTTGGCATTGCACGACGTACTAGTGAGATCAAGATTGGATCCCAGTTGTCAATTCCAGCACCAGTTGCGTTAGCAGGTGCAGCTTCTGTTAGTGAGAAAGACTGATGTCCGCGCTCTTCAGCTAGGGCTTTTTCAGTGTTTTCCAACATGACTGCAGTTACGGCACGTTTGTGCGCATCTGCGATTGAAGGAGCCTCAGCAGCTTCCATTACTGGCTGCCATTTCTCCATGAGGTTTTTATCTGCGTTAAACATTATTGTTTACTCCGTTAATTAGATAGTTTGTTTTAAGGCAGCCAAGTAGCTTTGCATACGAGGAGAAACAGATACTTCATCTGCAGACTCATCGATAGCTTCGACTTCTTCGCTAACAGTGGTTTTAGTCACTTCTTTGAAATATGTTTCTTTGATTGTATCGACTTTTGCAGTAAATGCATCAGCAGATTCATAAGTAACATCTTCAACAAGTGATTTAAGCTTTTCAGCTTGTGCTTCGCTCAAACCAGTTGCAGATTCACGTACGATTGCATCACGAGTAAGAGTTTTTACTTCGTTAGACAATTCGATGTTTTTCTGCTCGGAAACGTTAACCGCTTCTTCAAGGTTGTCTACCTTCGTAGCAAGATCGTCGACTAGGTCAACTTTGCTTTCAGGTACATCAACATAGTGCTCAGTGAACACACCATGAAGGGCAGTCATAAAGCTTTCAGCAACTTCG